CCAGCGGAGTCCACCTGCATGGTGTTATCCGGTAGGACGAACTGATTGTTACCGTCTGCTTCCAGCTTGAAATCTTGGGCAGTGTTGTAGTGCCACCCCTCTGACTGGACCTCGCGTGAAACTTCATCCAAGATACCTTTGGCTAAAGCAGCGGAAGGTGGGATAGCGGTAGAGTCAGCAATGCTGTTAACAGGAGCTTCGGTCAAGTAACCTAGCATGGTGTTAACAGAATCTAGTTTGGTCGTAAGTGTAGCCATGGGGAAAAGAAAGAGAAAGAGCAGCCCTGCCCTCACAAGGAAGGCAGAGCCACTCAATTTAGGGGTTATGCGTCGTTCTTAATTTCGAACGATGCTTCGGGACGGAGAACTCCGTGACCCATAGCATACTTAGCAACGAACAGAGTTCCTTGCAGTTCGATCTTATAGTCCGACTCAGTGGCGAGGTCGAGCAACTTCACAGTGCCGACTGCCGATGGGTGTCCACCGATGATGGTGGATTGGGACAGGTCGCCGTTGTAACCAGTTCCGCTGCCACCGAAGACATCGTTATTGGAGTTGTCGTCGTCCTGATCTTGCGCTGCCTCAGCCACATCAATATCAGAGAAGTGGTTAGACTTGTAGATGCGGAAGCCAGCAGCCATTGGAAGCGTAGCGTTCGACACATTACCAACACCACCGAAGTCGCGGTTGATAATTTCCTCACTGGAAGACAGGAGGGTGTAGTAGTCGGACGGCTTCAGGATAGCGTAACGCTGTCCATCGTTCGGGATGTCGTTCTCGTCGAGCTTCTGGGCAGCGATGAACAACTCAGCGACAAGCTCTGCGGATGTCGGAGTTGCTGCTGCGAAGGTTCCTTGCTGCGAGATGCCAGCACTACCACCAGTGATCGTGGTTGCAGAACGAGCTGCGGCCACAAGGGTCTTCATGGTAGCGAGGTCGAAACGCTTCGCAAGTGCCTTACCAAGCTCCCGTGCATAGATCGAGCGAATGTCGTAGTGGTTCTTAAGCTCATCAATATTGGAGATGAACGTGGAAGCCACAAGGAGGTCGTCAATGTTGATGACCTTCTCAGCGTGCTTGATCTGACTCAGGTAACTGTTGCCAGTGTCAGCGATGTTTTGACCGGGAGTATGATACTTCGCGGTCGCGATTCCGGTCACAGGGAACTGTGCGGATTTGCCGTTAGAGATGGTGCGGACCGTGTGCAGGTCTTTCATCACATTCATCTCTTCAAAGGTGGTCAGGATCTCTCCTGAGAACACCTTAAGGAACAACGCATTGGCATCGCCAGCTGCGTTGACTTGTCCCAAGCGGGACGAGGTAGTGTCGCCATTAGCCATAGTAGTAGTAGTTTGGGTGGGTAGTTAAGGGTGTCCTCACTCGGATGTATCCTTATCGTGGTTCAGAGTTGTTGATTGTCCACAGCAGTGGGTCTCATCTTCGGCCTCGGAGGAGTCAATCTTTATGATGACTTGGGGTTTCATCACCACCAAGCGCGTTATGCAGCTTGAAATAATGGTGAATGAAGTTGTGTTCTCGTCGTCGTTATCCTCGCATTCGCTAGGATGCCACGACTCGACTGTAACGTAGTCCTCTTCAATGACGCTTAAACGTCCATTGACTACGCAAGCCATAGGACCAATACCGTTTTCACAGTGGTCCCAGAAAGTGATTTGTAGGGTGTCGCCTACGGTTAGGTGAGAGGAAAGATGTCTCATTCTTTGGGTGTCTTATTCGCCCTCTTCTTTTTGACAATCTTCAGTCCGCTTCGCTTCGCTGCTTTCTTGGCTGCGTCGCGTCCTTCAGGAGTGTAGGGGTATTCTTTCTTACCGACTTTAGGCATTGTAATGGGTGTGGGGTAATGGATGTGTGAAGGGTTTAAAGAGAGTCTTTCATCGTGCCTTAACACCAGACATCAGCGCACAAAAAGACCGCTTCCTCGGGCCTTCCTCTGGTTGCGGTCGTTTCACTTTGATCTCGGCCTTTCTCAGTCAGTCCTCTTCTTTTAACGGACGTTGTTCTCCAGATCGTTGATGTAGTGAAGCAGTTTCCCTATCGTCTGTTTCTCCTCGACGGAGAACTGATGCGTCTTCAACTCCTCCAAGAACTGCGGGATCTTCGTCTCCGTCATCGGAGGCATCACGCATCCACTCGTCAATAGCACCATCATAAACGCGATGACGCTTGAGATATTGTTGCCTCTCATACTCGTAAAAAGAACGGCGCAGTAACCCTTCCAGCTTGGGGAATAGGAATAGGATTTTGACCAGTAGGGCTACTGCGCTCACGGATTAGGAGTCTTTAGCTTTGCCGATGTTAAGGGCAAGGAAGTCCACAACCTTGTAGACAGCCTTGACGATGCCGTCGTCCTTGGGCGTGGGCGTAAGGGCGGCGAGTGCTGAAGCAGCAGTGACAACAGCCGTAGCTGCTCCCAAGATAGCTTCAAGATTATCGACAACAAACTTAATGATTTCAGACATAATTATATAACAGTTGAGATTGCCAGCCGTTGCTCAACCTGCGCTCGGTAGGCTGGATCATTACCGTAGCGAGGATCTCTCATTGCCTCAGTGACTTGTGCCGCTGAGTTAAAGGGTCTAGCACCTGAACCTTGGGTGTCTCCTTGGACAAGCGATACCGGGGAACCTCCGTCCGCGATGAAGCGAGCATACACCCCTCTAATCGCCATCGTTGCTGCGCGAGGGTCTCCTGCTTCCACAGTCTCATTGAAGACTGCTTGCTCGTCATCAGTCAGCGCAGTAGAAGCCCACTCAGACATAGCATCGTAGTTCTCCTGTCCTCCGACATCACTCATTAGCGCACTGGTTTGCTGCTGCGATACGGAGGTCACGCCTTCGATATACATTTCAACAAAGTCGCGAGAGATGCCGTTAGCTTCCAAAGCTGCGTAGGTCTGCTCCGAAAGCTGTCCGCTCTCTGAAAACTCCTCGGAAGCCTTGGACACTGTGGAGCCAACCGCTTCTTGAATCGAAGGCTGCTCAACTTCACTTGGTTCCGCTTCCTCTGAGCCTTTAGCGTGGAAGTCCTTTTCCAAGGATGCGTAGGCTTGCGCCATGTCCTCAGCGGACTCAAACTTTTCAGGAAGCCACTCAGGACGCTCAGGAGGTTCCTCAGAAACCGCTTCATCGGCTCCTGCGACTTCCTCTTGAACAGGTGTCTGCTGCGTCTCGCGCTGCTGCTTGGCCTCGTCTTGCATCGCAGCTTGCTGCTCCAAGGTGATATTCTCGGCTTCGGTAGGCTCGTTGATTTGGATGGATTCCATAATTAACTGACTGGTTCTTCTTCTTCAGTCGGTTGCAGATTACCTGCCATTGACTGTTCGTTCAAGGCTTTAATTCCAGCAGGGCCTAGTTTCTCGGTCATTTGCTGCATCTGCGCCATCTGCGTCTCTTGCTGCATCTGCTCCTGAGACTTGATAAGTCCATCGGTCTTGATGCCCAAGGCAGTAGCACGACGTTTGAAGTAGTCTTCGATGTTAACAAACTGGGTAATCGCTTGAGGCCCAACGACTTGTGCTGCCCCGGCAAGGAAGAGATCCAGCTTGGAAAGGTCGTTACCTCGTCCGAGAGCCTCAACACCTGTAACAATCACAGGCTTGACCAAATCCTTCGGCAAGGCGGGGAGTTGCTTTTTCTTCTGCATCACACGCATGATGCGAGTAACGAGAGGCATCTGCATCTCACTGGACAAGAGCGAGTAGAGACCCCCAAGGGATGACTCAAGCTCCTGTGAAAGCATCCTAATCTCCTCAGCGGTAACACGTTCGGCTTGTCGGACGACACCGGAGGTCAACAGGAAGGCCGCTCCAAGACGGTCGTTGATGCCCTCCATCGTGACCTGTGCGGTCCTGAAGTCGTTAAATTTATTAAGCTGAAGGGTGCTGACATCACCAGCGTTGCCTTGAACGATGGCTCCGTTCGGGCTATCAGCAAGCGTCTTAGCGCGTGTGGTCCCGTTCGGATTCACAAGGAACAAGACCTTGGCTGCGGCTGCGCTTCCCTCAACAATAGCACGGGTAAGACTCTCAAGGCTTTGAACGTCGCCAAGGTATTCCTCAACGTAACCGCGCCCGTAAGCCTCACCGTCGATCCGCGAGAGCCTGAGAGGAATGAAAGGATTCTGGTCAAAGGCAACAGTGCCGCCAGCGGAGGGGATGTTGATGCCGTTAGCGTCCTGCTTGATCTCCCACTTGTTGTCCTTCAAGGAGCAACAGGTGTAGAGGTCGATATTAGCTGAGGCTTCGTCGATGTTGGAATCCTGAGCGAACAGTGCCGTCCTGACATCCTCCGACAACGAAGAAAACGCGACGGTCTCTTTGGTTGCTACAGCCAGAAGGTTACCCATTGGGTCACGCTTGGCCACAAAGCGGTCAAGGTGAAACACACGCAGTCCCCCCTCGTCTGGAAGATACAGGAGAGCGTTGCCAGTGATGATGAGGTGTTTAAGGGCTTCATGGATCGCAACTCGGTAGGCTCCCCGCGCCACTTCGGCCATTAACAACTCCTCAAGCGACTGGAGAGATTTTTCAATCTCCGACATCAGTTCAGGTGGAGTGTTGTCCTCAGCGAGCTTCTGAGCGTCCGCTTGAAGACGGAAGAAAGGAGCGTTGGGAGGAAGCAAGGCAAGCAGGAGCTTGGACGCAAGGTTGTTTACTCCTCTGGAACCTACACCACTGAACGGTGTGTCAAGGCGACTGTGAGGACCGAAGCCCTCTTCGGGCATGACGTATGGGAGCGTCAACTTGGAACAGGTGCGAGCGCGATCCAGATAGGACCAGCGTTGCCCTTCCAATGATTGATAGAGTTGTTGGGAGGTCACGGTAATTATTCAGAAATGTCTGGGTTAAGTAAAATTCACCGACCACGTTTTGCCGTTGTCTGTGCTGATGGCTCGGGATGGGCTGCCAGCCACCGTGCCGTTGTTCCCGTTGCCGGATAAGTCGCGCCAGTCGGCATCTGTATTCCCATGCCCCGCCCAGTGGCCGATGACCGTCGTGAGGTCTTCGTCGTAGATTTTGACCTCCCTGACGACCCCTAGAAATTTGTTGTCGGGGGTAGCCTCTTGCCTGACCCCAATGGCCCATCTGTCTACATTGAGAACCTCAGAGAACCAAACTTGGGTAGACGCAGACCCTGTGGTGTAGTTGAGTTCCGAAGCCCCCAGTAGCACACCGTCGACTGTTATGAAGTTTCCTGAGTCCGTAACCTTAACCTCAAACGTGTGCGCCTCTCCGTCGTTATACGTTGCGTTCGTTTTGACGTTGATGGAGTGTGTTGACGCTTCCCGAGCGGCGACTTGTAACTTGCCAGAGCTGATGTTGATGCGGAGGTCTGCGGCAGGGTCCGTTTCGTCGGTCGCCGCGCAAACGCAAACAACCCCACTTGATGCCGTCTGGAATACGCCCGTGATTTTGCCCGTGGTCTTAGCATTGAAGGACGACCCATCGACGAGAACCTTGTCGTTTGAGCCGTCGAACCACATCCCGTAGAGGATGTCGTCCATTCCGTTGAGAGGAGCCGAAAACGACCTGCTGAACGGAAACGTCAGCGGACGAGCCAGCTTCCGGTTGTAGTGCTGGCTTTCAAAAAGCTCCTTGTCACGCCTAGTAGTCTTCATCGGGAATCTTTTGGTATTAGTGGCAACTGACGTAAAACATCAGGGGTAGATTGGCTTGATAACAACATCAACATCCAGCGATCCTCCACCGCTCGCTACGACGACTTGGATGTCTGCTACTGGAGAGGTAAACAATCCTCCCCCGGCAGCAGTCACTGTGGTGTCGGAACCTACATCGACGTAGGCATCTTTCACCTTGTGCTGAAGTCTAACAGTAGCTCCATCAAACGTGCCGCTCACAAGGAATGCGTTGGTCTTACCGTTCGTGGTGTTAATTGCAGGAGTGGATGCTGCGTTGTAGCTGCCGTTCGATGTGATGGTAGCTTCGGTTGCGTTAATTGGCATGGTCTTAGTATGGTATGTTAGAGCCTGTTCCTGTCACCGTAGAAGAGACGGTAGGGCGGCGAAGAACCAAGGAGGCTGCGCCGCGACGTTTTTTAGGAGTGTCCTTGCTTGATTTGCTCCCCTTCACGGTCTCGGCAATAGCCGTAGGTGGAGGAGGAGCAACAGGAGGTGGTGGCGGGGTCGGAATCTTGGGCGATGACATACACATGGTTACGGGTGGTGGTGGTGGGGTGTTAAGCGGTGAATGAACTTTCAACCTGATCCTCCAGAAGCCTCTCCAAAAACAAAACCACCTCGCGCTGACCGCTATAAAAGTCGATCTCACGAAGTGTTTCGCTGGTGGTAAAGTCCCTTGGAGGGAAGCGGTCTCTTAAGAATCCCACTATATCTTCGGGGACGGAGGGAACAAAATCAGACATAAAGGTCTAATATGGGTCAAATATCGTAAAGCTCACTAGGAAGCTCCTCATTGTCCATCGAGGCCATCGTATCATACAGAGCCATTGCGTTCCATATAACAGCCGCGAGATGGTCCTCATCCAAGTCCCCCTCCATGAATGCCCACAGATGGCGGTAGATGCTGTCAACGTATCGCGATACCGGGATTCCCTTCTGCCAGTTGTCCCGCCCATACTTCACCGCCCCGTCTTCAAACCGCTTCGATACGGCTCGTAGGGCGGTTGTAGGTATGCAGGAGGGCAACCCCTTTCCAGCCATCGCGTCACGGACGGCCCCTGTATTAAAGTTGGTGCGATCTCCGCTGTCAGGGAGTGGTGTTAGTTTGGTGTCCATAGTTTTACTTCTGTTGTTTCTGGGTTGTAGTCCCCGTCTCGGAGGATGTAAGCCATGCGAGCGTTCAGGAAAGCCTCCGTCTCTGACAGCCCCGCCTTTTCGTAGGCTTCGATAACTGCCTCCCAAGTCACGCCCTGCTTATCTAGGATCTTCTCAGCCGTCTTGATTCCTACTCGCGGGACTCCGAAATAACCATCAGTAGCGTCCCCGGCAAGCGTCTGTGAGAAGTGAGCGTAGTTAGCCTCGTCCTCGCTGATTACCCTCATCTCATCGCGAATGAAGTTATACCAAGTGCATGGCACGGTGGCGAAGTCCTTGTCCCCTGAGACCACGATAGAACCATCACGGTCACGCGATCCTAGAATCCCAAGCATATCGTCGGCTTCAAGGTTCTCCCAAAAGATGATGGGCCATTCCTCACAAGCCCACTCGCGGAGCGCACCAAGACCCAAGGGAGTGCGCTTCTGCTTTCGGTGAGCCTTGTATAACGGATTCATCTGGTGACGGAATGTTACTCGGTCAGAGAACGCAAGTGATACATCATCCGAATCCAGTATCTCCTCAAGCCCGTCGATGAATACCGTGAAGGCATCCTTGAGGTCGGAGAAGTCAGAGTGAACGGTGAAGATGTCGTCGTCCCAGCGTGTCTCTTTTTCAGCGGCGAACGCTGCGCGGTAGAGGATCATGTCCCCGTCGATTAGTAGCTTTTTCATAATGTTGTTGTATGTCGTAGTTTAGTGAGTCTCCTTCCAGTTAGCTCCCACCTTGTATTCACCATCAAGCTGGCAGCGAAACTTGAGAACCTTGCCAGCTTCCCTGATGCTGTCACAGAACTGACGACCCAAAGCCTCAGCGTGGTCAGGCGCACAGGAGAACTGAACTTCGTCGTGGATGTTACCGTGCAGTTCGTAGGGAAGACTAGCCTTCTTAACGAACAACACCAACGCTTGCTTCATCACCACTGCCCCTGCTGATTGGAGGAGAAGGTTCAGTGCTGAGTGCGATGAGCGACATGGCAACAGTCTCCCGTCCAGCCCTTTGAGAACCGGGGAGGTTTTAAGCTGCATCTCGACGGCTTTCGTAAGGCGAGCAATCGCCGGAGTCTTCATCAGGAACTCACGCTTGAGCTTCTTGCCGTCTGCCCGTGTGCCTTGAACAATGTCCCCGATCTTCTGATCCCCGGCTCCGTAAAGGAAGGCGTAGATAAACGTCTTAGCTTGGTCCCGACTAGGAAGTCCAGCAGCGGTCTGGTTCACAGTGTGGATGTCCCCTTCCAGAATCTCCTTCGCGTAGGCTCCCCCGTCCCACCGGAATAGGTAGTGAGCAAGACACCGAAGCTCCAAGCCTGATGCGTCCGCTCCGACCAATACCTTACCCTCGGGAACCGTGAAACACTCACGGCACTCCGCACCGTATGTTGCTCTCGCAGCAGGAACCTGAGCGACGTTAGGTCTGTTGTGAGTGCAGCGTCCAGAGATAGCACCGTTGGTGTTGACCTGCCCGTGAATACGTCCGTTATGCTCGAGCTTCAGCCAAGCGTTCTTCCCCTCGGCAACCTGCCCCAGACGTTTGGTAAGTAACAAATACTCCAGCAACTGTAGAGCCTCTGGTGTGCCTACCCCTCTCAGCACGGCTTCGTCAATCTTCGGACGCTTACCGTCGTAGGCTACAGGCTTCCACCCAGCAGTCATCAAGCGAGCCGCGATTTGGTCCCGGCTGTTAGGGTTGAACGGAACGGTCTTGGTCTTGTTCCCTGTGTTAACAGCCTCGTTCGCCAACACCTGCTTCAGTCCTGCTTCTTTGAGTTGCTTCTTCAGGTCGGCTTTCGTAGTCGCCTTGAAGGTCTTGCCCTCAGCTTTGAGTATCCACCCAGAAGGTGTCTTCATCTCCTCGACTGTTGCCGGGAACAACTCTTGAAGATCACCCTGCAACTCGGCGCGTCTAGCCATGAGCTTCTCGGTGAGCTTGAGGGCAGCGGCACTATCAAAAGGCCAGCCGTTATTCTCCTGCACCTGCATCGCCTTGGCGAAGTCGTGTTCAAGGTGTAGCATCTGCCTAGACGGATCGCTGGCGAGGAAGTGTTCAAACAGAGCCGCTGTCACCCTAACATCCTGCTCGCAATAATCCTGCATCTCTTGGGACCAACTGCTCCAATCTTCGGTGTCGCCGTGGTCGTCCTTCCGCTCGCCCAAGCGATACCCCCACGACTTCAGGCTATGTCGGCCTCGAAATTTCTTCGGCAGCTTACTCTCAGGGAGCTTACAATCCTCGGGCATGAGGTCAGGGTGGATGACCTGCGACATCACCATCGTGTCCACCACGTTAGCCGTCACCTTGTATCCTAGCTTGCGGAGAGCAGGAGCATCAAAGCCGATCGCGTTGTGACCACAGATGTTGTGCGAGGAGTTCAGAAGGTCAACCCCTTCTTGGAGATTCCCCTCCACAGAGTTGAACGAACGCATTTCCTTTGTCGCGGGATCGAAGATGCTTATGCAATGGAAATCCTTCAGCCCCCCAAGGGTAGGCCAATGGTCAATTGCGTTGGTCTCGATGTCGAAGATCAATATCTTTTTCTTTTTCATAGATCGGTAAAGGTATATTCGCTCATGCTTCCTGTGTCAACGTCGAAGTGCAAATTGCAAGCTATCCCGGTATCACCCGAGAAACGATTCTTCAATACACGCAACGCTGTAACGTGCTTCTGCTCTGCGTCCTGCTGGTTGCGCTCAAGCCCGATAACCATATCAGACAGTTGAGCAATAGAGGCTGACCCACGCAGATGGGCTAGGCTAGTGCTTGCTCCCTCTTCGTGACCACGCCCGTCGCTAGGACGCTTAAGGTGGCTGACAAGGATCAAGCCGATGCCTGTTTCCTCAACCAATGCCCTGAGCTTTGTCATTACATTGTCAATCATCCTGCGCTCATCTCCCTCTCCGTTCCCGCTAATGACGATAGAGATGTGGTCCAGCACAACATACTCAACATCCAATGAGCGAGCCATGTGATGAATGTGGGACAGCAAGCGGTCGGCATCCATACTCCCCCAGTGATCGTAAAGCCAGAACCTTCCGCTCCCTACTGTGGCTTCGTAGGCTTGGTCGAATTGTGCATTCTTTTTCAGCGCGGCAGGGTCAAGGTGCAACATCTTCCCCATCTCCAATCCCACGACACCCAGCGCGGTGCGCTCGACACTCTCTTCTAGTGCGATGTATCCTACGCTCTTATCGGTGGTCTTGAGTAAGTGGTGCGCGATGATCCGACACACCTGACTCTTACCTATACCGGACCCCGCACAGAATGTAACAATCTCTCCACGGCGCAGCCCACGGGTCATCTGGGTGAGACCTTCAAATGGATACGGAACGCTCTCGGTGTTCTTGGGATTCAAGATGCGATCCTGAATATCAACGCCGCTGATGATCGCGTCCGGTCTCCACGGCGTTGCTTGAAAGATAGCGTGGATGATGTCTTGGCCGCGCCCCTGCATGATGCACTCGTTGGCATCCTTCATCGGGAGCCGCGCCACCTTAGCTTTCCCTTGCGGTAGTAGTGGAACGACTTTCTCAACCGCCTTCCGTCCCGGCTCGTCCTCATCAAACATAAGGATGACTTCATCCCATAGCTGCAACCATTCGTGGTTCCCTTTGAAAACTTTGGCGGCACTCGTTGCTCCTGTTGGTAACGACACGACTGCCCATTTATTATCCTGAGCTTGAGACACACTAAGAGCATCTATCTCTCCCTCAGTAACCACTAGCTTGCGACCACCCATCGGGTGCAGGTGTTGACCGAAAAAGCGGTCGGATATATTGCCAACAATCTGGAACGCCTTCCCCTCAAAGCGGAGCTTCTGTCCCACCACCTGCTTATCGTCATCCCGGTAGTCAGCTATGTGACAGGCTCTACCGTTATGCTCACCTATGCGATACCCCATTCTCTTCGCGGTATCCAGCGTTATGCCTCTCGGAGCTATTGCTCTGTATTCCCCTTTCACAAGGGCTGTCGTGTTCTTTTCAATTTTCATGTTCGTAATCGTGGGTGGTTCATTAACACCCGTTGCGCGAGTATAAGCCTCGCATGAATGACAGTAAGTGCTACCATCATCGTTCACTGTTTTCGCATCCGATGCGTCACAAGCCTCACACGGTTGATGTGTCGCTACGTAAGCCATTCCGTTGGTATCTTCATCTCAGACCAAATGAAACCATGACGATCACACCAATCAGCGTATGTCGTCCTGCTCCTCTTGTTGAGTTTGTTTCTTGCATTCATAAAAACGAAACGAATGTCTAGCTCAGGGTGCTGCTTCTGAATTAACAAATGCTTTCCCCGGTCGCTAGATAGGAACCGACCCTTAGCCTCAATCAACACCCCGTTGCTTATTACAAAATCAGGGGTGTAGTAGTGGGACTTGAGGTAGTCGATCCGCTTCGTTTCGTAGCCGAAAGGAACCCCCGACCTTTTCAGGTCGAGGGCTAAGACTCGCTCAAAATTAGAACGGAACTTCGGCATTGTCAGGAAGGGATTCGTCAAGGTTTTCGGAAACGTAACCGCCTTCGTGCGCGTCAAAGGAATACCCACCACCACCCGTGAACTCGACAAGCTCGATGACCTGTGCCGCTTTCAAGCGTAGCGTGTATCCAAAGCCGATGGCGGGAACGAACCATGCCACTGGCTCAACCATCAGACGGAGCTTAGATCCGCTACCGATGTTAGGTGGGCTGTTGATCTTCTTACCCTGACTGTCGAAGAGCGTGACGCTGAACGTCAACTGCCCCTTGCTTGTTTGTTTAACCGCCACCTGCTTGGCGTAAACCTCATGCTCACCATCAGAGTTGATGCGGAGCGGAGTGTTCTCGTTTCGTCGGAGCGAATCCTTCCCTGCCTCGGTGCAGAATCGCTTGTATTCCTGCTCAACCCAAGGGTTAAGGACATCGGCGTAAGCCTGATAATCTTCTTCGCTAAGAATTAGCTTGGTCGAATAGACACCGTTGTCGTCAAACTTGGTGTCAGGCTCCGTGAGGCGCGGGTAACGTGCGACTCCGATTGGTGTTGTTGCTGCTGCTTTACTCATTGTATTATTATTGTTGTTGTTGTTGTTGTTGTGGAGATTTAACTGAAAAAGTATTTTGAGTTTTTGACCTCCGATGGATCGAACTCTCCAAACTCAGGAAGAGGGAGTAGTTCAGTCCCGTCACTCTCCCACTGACTCTGAAGGTCAGCAAGGATATTCTGCGAAAACAAGTCAGCGAAGGAGTCTTTTATTGCTGCTGCCAGTAAATCTCCGTTGGTGCTATGCGTGGCGTAGCTGTCGTGGATGACGGCGAAGTCAGCGATGCCCCGGTGATACCCCTCGTTCACGCTACGCACCAGACCGGACGCATCCAGACTGTGGACGATGTTAGGGGACGCTCCGTTGCTTTGCTTGCGAGGGTCGATGTCATCCGTGTCGTCTCGGAAGCGAACAGCAGTCAACGACCCATGCAACCATGTCGATACTTTGCGACTTACCTGCTTGCGGTAGTCCTGCGTGACCTTGAAGCCTGTAGGTGTCATCCATGTCAGCGGCTTGTTCTGTTTAGCCTTCGCACTCGCAGCTTGCTGGAACCAGTCCATCACTTCCTTTGGCTTAGTCAGCAAGGAGCCGATAGAGTCCCACAAATGATTGCCCAGATACTTGACGGCTGGGTAGACTTTGCGCTTTCCAAAAATACAATCCACGCCGCGCTCCTCCTTGGTTGTGATATACCAGTCCTTCACGTAGTCCCTCGCGCTATAGGCTGTTAGTCCATACGGATAACACATCACAGGACGCTTCGACAGCTTCCTTGACAGACCAAACTCTAACCACTTCGCTGCAAACTCCTTGCCGTCCCTTGCGTCCTGCTCAATTTTTCGCTGCGTGTCTTCCGCGACGAGGCGATAGATGTCGGCAGGGGAATCAGTAGGTGCTACGTTCGTAGCCTCGCATCCCTCAGTGTCCCGCGCCAGCAGCGACAGGAGTTGAAGACCTGAGTTCGTCGCATCCATAGCGCACGGTAGGTGTGACAGAAAGTTTTTGCTATCCCGGCTGTGGTAAGCACTCCACTCAAAGCACCACGCCAAGTAAGCCCAAGGATTTTCCGCTTCCGTCCACTCTTGGTTAGAGCGGGGGTCTTTAGCGATCCGATGAGCAAGCGCGGTGTTCTCCTCTGCCCATTTTAGTCGAGCTTCAAAGGGGTCTTTGTCATTACCAAATGAGTTCGCGCCGTGAATGCCTAGCCACTTCAAATCATCGTCGGACTTTATAGCCACGCCGCGATGGAACTGCAACAACCCCCGGCAGTGGTCCGGTCCTTGGTATGTTAAGAAGGAAGGGATCTGATATACCCGTCCACGGAAATCAACACTGCACGGTAGAAACATACGCTGCCCTTCAAACTTACGAGCCAGCATCAGGATGCGAGTTATCAACACACGCTTGGACGCTTGTGCCTTATTCCACAGTGCCGTCTCCCTCACAAGGTCGCGCATCTCACTGAGCTTTTCTTTGTCCTCGACGTTCTTCGGGATGATGGGTAACGGGTCTTCAAACCGGGGCGGCAACCCGACACGCATATCTTTCTCCCAAGCCCACTCCAACGTCTCAAGCACCCGACTGTTGATTGCCCACGGCGTTTCCTGAATGTGGTTCACCGCTTCATACACCTCGGGCATCGGTGGGGCATCACGAAGTAGGCTACGGTCAGAGCATCGGATGAACGGAAGAACAGGTAAGGTGTCC